AAGGCTCTTGTTCTTATCGAAGACAAGAAAGATGAACTGGGCACGGACGAGCTAACAAAGGTAGAGACGGTTAAGGCTGCATGGCCTTGTTATATTCCCTCTGCTCTCGTTGGAACAGCCTCTGTATTATGCCTGATTGGTGCAAGTTCTACGAACTTCCGTCGAAACGCTGCTCTTGCTACTGCTTATACCCTTTCTGAATCTACTCTTAAAGAGTATCAGGAAAAGGTAGTAGAAACCATCGGCGAGAAAAAAGAGCGTGATATTCGAGAGCAGGTAGCAAAAGAAAAGATGGTTAAGAATCCTGTTCGTGAGGTCATCTTGACTGAGAGGGGCGGCAATACCATTTGCTATGATGTCATCTCCGGTAGATATTTCAAGTCTGATAGAGATACTATCAGCCGCATTGTCAACGACCTCAACCGACAAATGCGCGATGAAATGTATGTAAGTCTTAATGACTTCTACTATGAACTCGGTCTGGACAGCACCAAAATGGGCGATGATCTCGGCTGGAACATTGATAAAGGCTATATTGAGATCAATTTCTCATCCCACTTGGATGCAAACGGTACACCTTGCCTCGTGATGGATTACCAGGTAGCTCCTGTTTACGATTATAGGTAATTTACCGCGCGAAAATTACAACGGCTTTAATGGAAGAACACTTCCACAATTTCACAAATTTGAAAGGAGATTTCACAATGGAAAACACTAAGATCATGAACAACGAGGTTATCGAGGCTACTGAAGAGGTTATCAAAAACACTGGTATGAGCAAGGGCGTAAAGATTGCCGCTGGTGTCGGTTTGAGCGTAGTTGTAGGCTATGTTGTCTACAAGTATGTTGCAAAGCCGGTAGTGGCTAATATCAAGGCTCAGATCAACCAGAAGAAGATGGCTGCTGAAGAGCAGGCGATGTACGCGGAGTCTGAGGTCGTGGATGCGATTGAGGAAAACTAACACAAAACTGAAATTTGAAAGGTTCGGATAAGGGGGAGTACCTGTAACAAGGTGCTTTCCCTTTTTCTTTTACCTAACCGAAAAGAAGGAGGTTAAGCACATGAGAGAATACAGGTATGATGGGCCCGTTATGCGTTTTGAAGATTGTGTCCAGCATCGTTGGAAAGCTTCTACATACGCCCCTTCCGAAGCCAAGGCGAAGAGCAATCTTGCTTATCGCTATAAAAAGGAAAATGGCTTGATGCCTAATACCAAGATCACATTGCCCGGCAAGCTTATTCCGGCTTAAGAAAGGAGAAAACCCTGTGGAGGAATATAAATCCAATTCCGATAAAGCTCGTAAGGAGCAATCGGAAAAGAAGGTTGAAGCGGTTATTACCGGGACCGCAAAAACAAGAAAAAAAGGCGAAATGCAAAAATTCGCTGATGTGTTTATCGCTGAAGACGCTAACAATGTTAAGTCTTATATTTTAATGGAGGTTATTGTGCCTGCCGTTAAAAAGGCTATTTCCGACATTGTTACTACAGGTATCGATATGATTCTGTACGGCGAAGCCGGTAGATCTAAGAGAAACAACGGAGCACAGAAAGTGTCATACCGAAACTACTATGACCAGAGTGCTGATCGTGTTCGTGCAGGCTCTGGAAGCCCGAGACGAGCAGGTATCGACTACGATGATATTGTCTTTGATACTCGTGGTGATGCTGAGTCCGTACTCGATGCAATGCACGATATTATCGCTCAGTACGGCACTGTCAGCGTAGCTGATCTTTACGATCTGGCTCGTGTTCCGAACGATAACTTCACTATGAACCGTTATGGTTGGACAAACCTCAACGGCGCACAGCCCGTAAGAGTTCGAGATGGTTATATTCTCAAACTCCCGAGAGTTGTGCCTTTGAATTGAAAGGAGAATTTGAATGCTTGAATGTAAAGTCTGCGGTACCAAATTTAATGCTATCGTAGAGAAACATTATGTCGCTCGTGATAACGGTAAGACTGGTTTTGCAGTAGCATTAGGGTCTAACGAAGAAGAGCGTTTGTACGACGCCTTTGATTGCCTTGCTTGTGGATGCCAGGTTATTGCTAAAGAACGCAAGCGCAGTTATATTCCCTATACACCCGATGAGGAGGATGAAAATAATGACAAGAGCTGAGACTCTGGATAAAGCAAAAGCCTGTGTGTGCGGTCAGAGAGAGAATGAATACGGTTCTCCTGAAGATAACTTCACCGCTATTGCAGGTTTCTGGAGCGTTTATAAGGGCGTTGAATTTACTGCAAACGACGTTGCCATGATGATGGCATTGCTCAAGATAGCACGAATCAGAACAGGTACGGCTACGGACGACAGTTACGTCGATTTGGCTGGTTATGCTGCCTGTGGTGCGGAAATCAATTCTAATAAGTAAAGGAGAAAACATTCCATGAAAAATAAAACCGAAATCATGAAGAGCGTAAGCGGCATCGCCAATAAGACCGTTATGAAGCTCAAGAAGCACAGCTCTGAGATTCTCGTTGTGGCTGGCGTTGTTGGTGCTGTTGCCAGCGCCGTTATCGCTTGTAAGGCGACTACCAAGGTCGGTAAGATTACCGAAGAAGCCAAGGATATGATTGATTCTATCCACGAATCCGAAAAGAACGGCATTACTCCTGCCGGTGAAACCTATACCAAGGAAGACGCACAGAAAGAACTTGCTATCACTTATGTTCAGACCGGCGTTAAGTATGCGAAGCTGTATGCTCCTGCTGTAATTCTCGGTTCTCTGTCTATCACGAGCATTCTCGCTTCCAATAACATTTTGCGTAAGCGTAATGTAGCTCTTGGTGCTGCTTATGCCGCCATCGATAAGAGTTTCAAGGAGTATCGTGGTCGGGTTATCGAACGCTTTGGCGAGCAGGTCGATCATGAGCTGAAGTATAACATCAAAGCGAAGAAATTCGAAGAAGTTGAAACTGACCCTGAAACCGGTAAGCAGAAGAAGGTTAAGAAGACGGTGATGGTAACTGACCCGAATCTTCAGAGCGACTATGCTATTTACTTTGACAACAAGAGCCGTAATTACGAGACCAATATGGACTATAACCGTATGTTCCTGAAAGCCCAGCAGCAGTTTGCCAATGACAAGCTTCAGGCTCGTGGTCATATTTTCCTGAACGAAGTTCTCGATGATCTGGATCTGCCTCGTTCCCCTGCCGGTCAGATTGTAGGCTGGACTAAGGATGGTCCTGACGGCTATGTCAATTTCCGTATTCTCGAAGTCGAGCGTGAGACCGAAGACGGTCGTCATGAGCCCGCCCTGCTTCTCGACTTTAATGTAGAGGGCAACATCTGGAGTCAGATGTAAGAAACCACCTTCAGACTAACTCTCTGGGGGTGGTCATTTTCATAATAAAGGAGATTTAATTATGCGTACCTTATCGAGGATCTCGCTCATTCTTCTGAGTTTCGTTCTCTGTCTTGTCATCGTACTCAGAGTGACTGCGGGTCCTGCAAATACTGACGAAGAGGTTATCCCTGTAGCAAAAGCTGTTGAGGTTGAACCTCTCATACTTACACAAACCATGGTCAGGTATCAAGCACCGGAAATAAAATCTACGCCTATGATATTTGACGAACCTGAGGTTGTTGAAGAAGTATGGCCTTACCCAATCACTCAGGAAGAAATTGACCTGATCGCTTTGGTCACGATGGCTGAGGCAGAGGGCGAAACCGAGTTGGGTAAAAGACTCGTCATTGATACGATTCTTAACAGAATGGACGATCCTCTTTTTCCCGACACCGTGCATGATGTGATATATTACCCGAACGCATTCAGTGTTATGTGGAACGGTCGAATTGACCGATGCCAGGTCATGCCCGAGATTGTCGAACTCGTAAAAGAAGAACTCTTGAATCGCACAAACTATGAGTGCGTATTCTTCATGGCTGGTGGGTACAGCAAGTATGGAGAGCCAATGTTTCAAGAGTGTTGCCATTATTTCTCAAGTTATGATTGATGAAAGGAGAAGCATATGATGAGAGCTTTGTTTTCTTATTTTCTTTCCACTATGGCCGGACTCTGCCTTGTAGGAGGTATTGCTGTTCTCACTGGTGGAAAGGAGTATTAAATGGATATTCTTGATGATTTCATCACTGCTGTTGACTCTATGCTCGACAGCAAGAGAAAAAGACATATTACCGGCGGGATTCTTCTGAGTGCAGCGTTGCTGTTCGGAGGTCTTGCCGTAACTGTCATAACGATTAAAATCGAGGAGGACTACGATGAGTAAAATCAATTTTGCTATGTTCTTGGCAGGTGCCACTGTGGGCGCAGCCGGAGCATGGTTTTACTGCAAACGATATTATGAGCAGATAGCTCAGGAAGAGATCGATTCGGTTAAAGCCGCATTTGCTGAGCGTAAGCCCGATGCTTTGAAGAACGCTAAGAACTTCGAAGATTGTACGGACGACAATAAGCAGAAGGCTAATATGGCTAAGCTGAAGCCTGATCTGGTTGACTATGCTGCCAGGCTTCAGGCAGAAGGTTATACCAACTACTCTGCTCACAGCAAAAAAAACAATAATGAGGAGGCTGAAACTGTGGTTGACAAACCTCATGTTATCTCTCCTGACGAGTATGGCGATTGTGATTACACCACGATCAGCTTGACCTACTACTCCGATGGAGTGCTGGCTGACGACGAAGACGAAATCGTCGAAAATGTTGAAGACACCGTGGGTGCTGACTTTGCGGAACATTTTGGTGATTATGAGATGGATTCTGTCCATATTCGTAATGACCGCAGAAAGTGCGATTACGAGATCTGTAAGGATAATCGCTCCTACACTGCTGTTACCGGAATCGACCCCGACGATATGGAGGACTAAATGACTGAATTTGAGCTGAACAACGAATATTTCGATTGGATGTGTCAGCTCGTATGTAACGAACGATATCATCGGAGATTGTCCTTTCGGAAGCTGTTAAGCCATTTGCATCAGATTGACTTCCAGTATAGTCATCCGATGGATGGAAATAGAGCTGAAGATGGGATTGATCTCCGATATCGTTTTGGTTACGAAAATAAATACGAGGGTCCTATGATTGCCAGTTATTTGGATAATCGCCCTTGTAGCGTTTTAGAGATGCTGATTGCGCTGGCATTTCGTTGCGAGGAGCATATTATGCAAGACTCTGACGCAGGTGATCGCATGGGCCAATGGTTTTGGAACATGATTGTAAACCTTGGTCTGGGTAGTATGAGTGATTCTCGGTTTGATGCGGCGTATACGGACGATGTGATATTTCGATTCATGGACCGCAAGTACAAGCGCAATGGCGAAGGCGGTCTATTCACGGTTGAACGCTGCAAGTGTGATATGAGATCTGTTGAAATCTGGTATCAGATGAACTGGTATCTGGACAGCATCCTGTAAAAAGAATTACTACTACCTATAGCCGAAACGAAAGGAGAAATGATACATGGCTGATATGATCCGTTATATTTTCAGTAGTCTTAATGACACTGAAACAACCCTGCGAGTGATTTCAAAGTCGCTCAGAAAGCAGGCTTCCTTTAACCGTAGTGTTACTTTCTTTAGTGTCACTATGGCGCTTCATCTCATTATTCAGGAGATGGAAATTCGTAGCATTAACCGAGATCTGGAAGCTTTGCAGAAAGAGATCAAGGAGCTCAAAAAGACGGAAGGAGACTAAGAAACCTCGATGATCGACTTTTTAATGATTTCAACCCGTAGTACGAAGCGTGGTGTAATAGAAATCTATCCGAAGTTTATCATTAAGAAAAGCTCCGATCTGATGATTAGAGGCGGTGACTTCTATGCCATCTGGCTGGAAGACCGAGGTTTATGGTCTACGGACGAGCAAGATGCGCTCCAGCTTATCGACCGGGAACTCGACCGATACGCAGAAGAAAATCGCACGCATTTTGACGCGAACATCAAGGTCCTGCATATGTGGGACTCCGAATCTGGAATGATTGATTCGTGGCATAAATACTGTCAGAAGCAAATGAGAGACTCGTTCCATATGTTGGACGAGAAGTTGATATTCTCGAATACGCCTACCAATAAAAAGGATTATGCAAGCAAACGACTGAAATACCCTCTTGAACAGGGCACTACGGACGCATGGGATAAGCTCATGTCTACGCTCTACACTGAAGAGGAACGAGCAAAGATTGAATGGGCTATTGGCTCCATTGTCTGTGGCGAGTCGAAGAAGTTGCAGAAATTTATGGTTCTTTATGGTGCGGCAGGTACGGGTAAGTCAACTGTTCTGAACATCATCCAGCAGCTCTTCGAGGGCTATTACTCTGTGTTTGACGCAAAGGCTCTCGGTTCTTCGAGCAACTCGTTTGCATTGGAGGCATTCAAGACCAATCCTCTTGTTGCCATCCAGCACGATGGCGATTTGTCGCGAATTGAGGATAATACCAGACTGAATAGCCTTGTCTCTCACGAGCTGATGACGGTAAATGAAAAATTCAAGTCCACCTATGCTAACCGCTTCAAGTGTTTTCTGTTCATGGGTACTAACAAGCCGGTAAAGATTACGGACGCTAAGTCGGGTCTTATCAGACGATTGATTGATGTGTCCCCTTCCGGCAATAAATTAGCACCCAAGGAATACAAAGCGGTCACTAAGCAGATTGAATTTGAACTTGGAGCGATTGCTTACCATTGTCAGGAGATTTACCTGGCAAATCCGGGTATGTACGATGATTATATTCCCGTGACTATGCTTGGTGCATCTAATGATTTCTACAACTTCATCATTGATTCCTACCATGTCTTCAAGAGAGAGGACGGAACAACTCTCAAAGCCTCGTGGGAGATGTATAAAACCTATTGCGATGAGGCTAAAGTAACCTTCCCGTTTTCACAGAGAATCTTTAAGGAAGAACTTAAAAACTACTTCCGGGACTACAAAGAGCGATTCAATCTCGAAGATGGAACTCGTGTTCGCAGCTACTATGTAGGATTTAGAACCGAGAAGTTTGAAGAGCCGGCTGATGTTGAAAAAAACGAACCGGAGCACAGACAAATCGAGTTCTTGAAGCAGACTTCGGTCTTTGATCGTGAGTGCGCTGACTGTCCTGCACAGTATGCTACTGCTAAGGAGACGCCTACATCCAAATGGGATGAGGTGACTTCTAAGCTGAGCGAACTGAACACTTCGAGAATCCACTATGTAAAAGTCCCGGAAAACCATATTGTGATTGACTTTGATATTCAGGATAGAGAGGGCAACAAATCCTTCGAACTGAATCTCAAAGAGGCAAGCAAATGGCCGCCTACATATGCTGAACTCAGCAAAAGTGGGCAGGGCATCCACCTTCATTATATTTATTCCGGAGACCCGACAAAGCTGAGTCGAGTCTATGATGACCATATTGAGGTTAAGGTCTTCACCGGTAAAAGCTCGCTTAGACGAAAGCTGACTAAATGTAATGATTTGCCGATCGCTACTATCAACTCTGGTTTGCCACTGAAAGGAGAAAAGCAAGTGATAAATTTTGAAGGAGTGAAGAGCGAGAAAGGTCTTAGAACCCAAATCAAACGAAACTTGAATAAGGAGTACCATCCGGCTACTAAACCGAGTATCGACTTCATTTACAAAATCCTTGAGGAAGCTTATGCAAGCGACCTTAAGTACGATGTAACCGATATGCGTAATGCTGTGTTGGCTTTCGCTGCAAGCAGCACGCATCAGGCAGATTACTGTATCAAGCTCGTTAATAAGATGCAGTTCAAGTCTGCTGAGCAATCCGCCGGGGTAAAAAACGACGATGCAAAACTCGTATTCTACGATGTTGAGGTTTTCCCGAACCTCTTCCTTGTCAACTGGAAGATCGAAGGTGAAGGTAAGCCCGTTGTTCGTATGATTAACCCCACACCCTCTGAGATTGAGGAACTGATGAGATTCCGTCTGGTTGGCTTTAACTGCCGCAGATATGATAATCATATTCTGTATGCTCGACTTATGGGGTACACAAATGAACAGCTCTTTAACCTGTCCAACAAGATCATCAACGGCAATTCGAATTGCTTCTTTGGTGAAGCCTATAATATCTCTTACACAGATGTTTATGACTTCTCCAGCAAAAAGCAGTCTCTAAAGAAGTTTGAGATTGAGTTGGGCTTGCACCATCAGGAGCTTGGTCTTCCTTGGGATCAGCCTGTTCCTGAAGAGCTTTGGACTAAGGTTGCCGAATATTGTGATAACGATGTTATTGCTACCGAAGCAACTTTCAATGCTCGCAAGGCTGACTTCACGGCTCGACAGATTCTGGCAGATGTTGCTGGAATGACTGTCAACGATACGACTAACTCTCTGACAACCAAGATCATTTTCGGTAATAACAGAAAGCCTCAGGATCAGTTCAATTATCGCTTTATGGGCGATGAGAGCACTATCTTCGATCCAAATGCAGACCTGCCGTTCAGAGTGGATGACTATGATGAATATACGGCGTTTGATAAGAATAAGCGTCCGGTGTTCCCTGGTTATACTTACGATGCAGGTAAGTCTATCTATCGAGGAGAAGAGGTCGGTGAGGGTGGTTATGTTTATGCCGAGCCGGGTATGTACAGCAACATTGCTCTGCTTGATATTGCTTCTATGCATCCGAGCAGTATTGTTGCTGAAGAACTGTTCGGTCCTGAATACACCAAGCGATTCAATGATATTCTTCAGGCTCGTATCGCTATCAAGCACAAGGAGTTTGACAAAGCGAAAAAGATGCTGAATGGTGTATTGGCTAAGTATCTGACAGACGAATCCGCTGCGGCTGATTTGGCTCAGGCACTGAAAATCGCAATCAACTCGGTGTACGGTCTGACTTCGGCAAGCTTTGACCATCCGTTCAGAGATCCTCGAAACAAAGATAATATTGTAGCTAAGCGCGGAGCCTTGTTTATGGTCAACCTCAAGCATGAGGTCCAGAAGCGAGGCTTTACTGTTGCCCACATCAAGACGGATTCGATTAAGATTCCTGATGCAACGCCTCAGATCATCGACTTCGTTATGGAGTATGGCAAGCTCTATGGCTACAACTTCGAACACGAGGCTACATACGACCGTATGTGTCTGGTGAACGATGCCGTGTATATTGCCAAGTATAAGGATGGTAAGCACGCTGGAGAATGGACTGCAACTGGCACTCAGTTCCAGGTTCCTTATGTGTTCAAGAAACTCTTTACAAGAGAGCCTATTGAATTCGAGGATATGTGCGAAACCAAGTCTGTTACTTCGGCGTTGTATCTCGACATGAACGAAGACTTGCCTGATGTGACTGAACTGGAAGGTGAAAAAGAAAAGCTTTGGAAACAAATCAACGATCCTAATCGATTGAAAGAACCTATGGACACAGAATGTGCTCGAATTGAAGAGCTTACTTCTGAAATCGCCAAAGGTCATTGTTACCACTTTGTAGGAAAGGTCGGTCAGTTCTGTCCTATCAAGCCCGGCTGTGGTGGTGGCATCTTGCTTCGTGAAACGGAGAATAAGAAAACCAAAGAAAAAGGTTATGCTGCTGCTACAGGTTCAAAGGGTTATCGTTGGCTTGAGTCTGAGATGGTTCGAGAACTCGGTAAGCAGGATGATATTGACCGTGGATATTACAATGCTCTCGTTGACGAAGCTGTGAAGTCTCTGTCTTCCTATGGTGACTTCGAACGCTTTGTTGCAGATGAGCCGTTTATATCCGACCATACTCCGCCCTGGTTTGGGTCTGGAGAACCCTACGAGGAGGAAACTACACCTTTTGATGTGAGGTGAGATATTCCATGCAATTTATTATAGGGCTTGTGCTTATGGTTGTTTGGATTAAGGCACTCGCTCAGTATGATTCCAAGGACGGCGGCTGTGTTCCGAGTAAGGACGAATGCAGTAGCTGTCCTTTTCCTTGCGATAAACGCAAAAAATGAAAGGAGAAATTTCCAATATGAGAACCAATAATCTGTTTGTTGAAAACACCCGTTTTATCTTCAACACCAACTTCTCCGGTGACCCTAACCGAGACAAGTATGGTAGTGCTGAAAGAAAGGCAAATCTGGTAATTCCGGATATTGCTATGGCTCGTCAGCTTATCGATGAGGGCTTTAATGTCAAGATGACTAAGCCGAGAGAGGGCGATGAAGAAGAGTTTGTTCCTACCTATTATGTGGTCATCAAGCTGGCTTATCGCAACCGCAATGGCGAGCCTAAGCAGTGGCCTCCTAAGGTTCTGCTCATTGTCGAAGACAGCGTTACTGAACTGGATGAAGAGTCCGTTGACTGCATCGACTACGCATGGATTGACCGTGTAAATGTCGTGCTGAATAAGTACGAGAGTGATCGCGGTAAGTCCCTGTACATCAAGACTCTGGAAGTGTTCCAGCGTATCGAGGACGATCCTATTCTGGCTCGTCATGCTCGTAGAGGTCAGGTTGTGTATGATCCTGACGATGATGTCAATTTCAACCCTGAGAACGACGAGGATCTGCCCAACTAAAGATGTGATGGAGAGTGACTGCTATTGCCAGTGGTTAATGTCCTAAGGCTATAGGAAACAGCTCTCCATATCATCATTCACCGAAAGGAGAAAAGAAACATGTTTTGGCAGAAGAAAAAGCCTAAGCGAAAACCTCAAAAAGTCGCTCCATCAAAGCCTATAGAAATGCCATCTGAAAAACCGAGACAAGAGACACCTAAACTCGAAAAAGTTGAGCGAAAAAAGCCCGAGGAGAAAAAACCGAAAATCGATCCTAAAAAAGAATTTCTTCGGGTTTTCAATCAACTTACCAATCGGCATCGCTCTTGGGATGTATGGAGAGACTTCATTGTAATGTACGCTTGTGCTTTGTCTAATCCTGTGGATAAGGAGCATTACGACGAACGCGAAGCGTTATATTTACGAACAATCAAAAAATACAACAAACAGGAACAGCCCCTGTTTTCAGAACTTGCTGCCCATACAGTCATGGCTTTGGAAGAAAATCCAGAGCAGGACTTCTTGGGCAGTATTTATATGTCGCTCAATCTTGGTAATCAGCACAACAGTCAATTCTTCACACCTTATCATGTATGTGAGTTGATGGCTGAAGTGACGATGGACGATGCTGTTCAAAAAATCGAACAGGACGGTTATATTTCCATCAACGACCCGTGTTGCGGAGCTGGAGCAACTCTGATTGCCGGTGCTCACGCTGCAAGAAAAAGACTTGAAAAAGCTGGTTACAATTACCAAAATCATGTTCTTGTAGTAGCGCAGGACATTGACCAGACTGTTGCTTTGATGTGTTATATTCAGTTATCTCTTCTTGGTGTGGCTGGTTATGTCAAAGTCGGCAATTCGCTTACAGATCCGATGACCGAGAATGACTCTAAGGAAAACTATTGGTTCACGCCAATGTATTTCTTTCCAACATGGTCAATGAGGCGAATATTCGGAGGGATGTAAATGGCAGGTATCTCTCTACGAGATTACCAACTTGATGCTGTCAGCAGAATGAAAAATGGCTGTATTCTCTGCGGCGGCGTTGGAAGCGGTAAATCTCGAACAGCATTATCTTATTACTACAAGCAAAATGGTGGTGAGTTGGGTACAGAGAACTATGTTCGAATGCCAGGTACCCCGAAGGATCTTTATATCATCACCACTGCGAGAAAAAGAGATACTTTGGAATGGGAGGGTGAGCTTTCGCCCTTCCTTCTTTCTACTCATCCGGAAGTCAGCGCATATTCTAATAAAATTGTTGTGGACTCATGGAACAACATCGGTAAGTACGCAACGGTTACGGACGCTTTCTTTATATTTGATGAACAGCGTGTTGTTGGCTCCGGAGCATGGGTAAAAGCATTTCTGAAAATCGCAAAAATGAATGAGTGGATTCTGCTCTCTGCTACACCTGGCGATACTTGGGAGGACTATATTCCGGTCTTTGTTGCTAATGGTTTCTATAAAAATCGAACAGCATTTAAGAATGAGCATATGGTCATGACTTGGGTGAACGGCAAATATCCGAAAGTAGATAGATATTTGGGTGTTGGAAGACTCATCAGGCTGCGTAATTCCATTCTTATTGAGATGGATTTCCAGCGAGAAACTTGCTCGCATCATGAAGATGTGTATGTGAATTACGACATTGCTAAATACAAAGATGTCGGTAGAAAACGATGGAATCCGTATAAAAACGAGCCTATCGCTACTGCCAGCGAGCTTTGTTATATTTGGCGTCGCATTGTAAACGAGGATGATTCTCGACTGATCGCTCTGCTTGAATTGTTTGAAAAACATCCAAAAATGATTGTCTTCTACAACTTTGACTACGAGCTTGATATTCTCAAGAATGCTTATTATGGCGAAGATGTAGAAATCGCAGAATGGAACGGTCATAAACACCAGCCTATTCCTACTGGTGATAGTTGGGTCTATCTGGTGCAGTACAATGCCGGAGCTGAGGGGTGGAACTGCATAAGTACGGACACGATTGTCTTCTATTCGCAGAATTACTCATACAAAATCATGAAGCAGTCAGCAGGTCGAACGGACAGGCTTAATACACCTTTCAAAGACCTCTACTACTATCATCTGAAAACTCGTTCTGCTATTGACCTAGCAATTAGTCGAGCGTTGAACGAGAAGCGCAACTTTAATGAAACCAAGTATGTCAGCAGTTATTCTAAGAGCACGCTTAGATACGAGTCTCAAAGAATAGCTGCTAAGGCTGCTTAATCGAAAGGAGAGGAAGATGAGTTTATCGAGATTAGCAAAAGAATGCAGCGAATGCCCATTTGTTGAAAAGTGCCAACATAAACGAATGGAAGCATTAGGATATCTGCCTGAACCTATTCTTTCTCCTGTTGTTGAGACAAGTACGGCAGAATTGACCCAACCTATTCTTAGAGAAACAATGACCATTATGGTTGAAGGTAGGCCACAAATTGTCTATAAAGACGAAATCGAGAAGCAGCTTTATAAGCATTTATATTCCGGATTAGGATTACAATTCGGAGGTTGAAAGGAGAAAAAATGATTAGACTGGAGGTTCAGGAATACTGTCACGCTTGTTCAGATTTTGAGCCTGATGTTGAAAAGCCCGAAAAATATTACTCGGGTTCAGAAGAAGTCATTATGACTGATACCGTAGTCCGATGCAGATATCGAAAAAGATGTGAAAATCTCAAACGATATTTGGCTCGGATAGAAAAGGAGGCAAATCATGAACAATCTGAAAGTAAATGAATGTCTGCTTGTGAGTGTTGATTTCATGCAAGGCGAAGATACTGGCGTTCTCATCGTCGGCAGACAGAAAAACGGAAAAGTCGATGTTATCAATGCGTTTCAGGGTCAAGAAGCCATTGATATTTACAAGAAACTTATTACTGTGAATAAAAAGGAGATTC